AATCTATGTAGGTACTAAAGTACTTAAAGCATGGCAATCATCACAATCAGGTCAAGTAAATATCGGTTCATTTAATTCACAACTTAACGTTGGTGAAAAACCATTGAACTTCCAAGGTATTGAAATTATACATGCACCTGGTATGAGTGATTCAATCATCATCGCTGGTCAAAAATCTAACTTCCACTTCGGTACTGGTCTATTATCAGACTACAATGAAGTAAGAGTACTAGATATGGCTGACATTGATGGTTCACAAAACTTCAGAGTTATCATGAGATATACTGCTGGAACTGTAATCGGATTTACTAACGAAGTTAGTGCATTTGGTTTACTATAATAACATAAGTCTAATTAATTAAAACAGGAGATACACTATGAGTTGTTTAATAACAGCAGGAAGAGAAGAAGTATGTAAAGATTCAATCGGTGGATTACAAGCCGTTTATTTCATGAATTACTCGTCTGCTTCCTTTGACAAGAACACAGATGGTGAGGTCGATGACCTTACAGGATATACTGTGTACAAATACGAACTTAAAGGTACTTCTGCATATACTGAGACTGTCAACTCTTCAAGAGAAAATGGAACTACGTTCTTCTCTCAAGAAACAGTTGTTAACCTTAAGAAGTTAACTAACGAGATGACAACACAGTTAAAATTGTTAGCTTATGGTAGACCACAAATTATTGTACATACCAAAGAAGGTAGTGCACTATTAGTAGGTGAAACTGAAGGAGCTGAACTAACAGCTGGAACTATTCAGACTGGAGCAGGACTTGGAGACCTTTATGGTTACTCAATGTCCTTCACAGGTGAAGAAGCTCTACCTGCAGCTTTCTTACAAAACGCAACTGCATCTGACCCATTCGCTGGATTAGATGGAGCACCTACCATTGTAGCATCGTAAGTTATCGGTATATCATAGAAGATACACTTAGTTAATATGAAAAAAACCCTCACTTTATAGTGGGGGTTTTCTTTTTACTATAAGTTAAGCCGTGATTGTTATAAGTTAAAACGAGATAAGAACGAGATAATGCTTAGCTATTACATAGACCAACCAAATGAGTTTGTAGTTCGTACATTAACAACCGGCAGTGGTTCAACTGTTAGTTTAGATTTGTATGATATGTTAACTCTTACAACTAGTTCATATGATTTAAGTGGTTCATATACATTTAACCCATATGAGAATATATTAACCTTTTCTCAATCCTTATCAGACTTAAGAGTAGGACAAGAATTCCTAGCTACCTTAACTGATTCGGTTAGTGGTTCTTTATGGAGAGGTAGTGTACAAGTATATGCATCTCAATCAATTGACAAAACTGTTTATACAACACAGAATGATGGGTATGTATCATACGAAACAGATAACGAATATATAGTATTATGAAAAACAAACAAAACTTTTCTGTTGTAAACTTCTCTAGGGAGGAAGTTCCAATAGTAACAGAAGATATCAAAACAAGACACCAATGGGTACCGGTTGGTATCAATGGGCACGATGATTACTTCGAGTTGTTAACAGAAGGATACAATACATCCACTACAAACGCTGCCTGTGTTGATGGTGTAGCAGACCTTATCTATGGTAAAGGTATAATAACAGATGATGATACATTTCAAGATACTCTAGCTAGATTAGTACCAGCAGAGGACTTAAAGAAAGTATCATTTGACCTTAAACTATATGGTAATGCTGCATTCCAAATCATGTGGAACAAAGAACATACAAAAGTAGTTAAGATGTTCCATGTACCTGTACAAACATTAAGAGCTGAAAAGATACACATGGGTACTAGAGTAGAGAACTACTTCTATTGTGCAGATTGGTCAGACCAAAGAAAACAAAAAGATAAAGTAAAGATACCTGTATTCGGTACAACAAACGAATCAAGAGAAATACTTTACATTAAAGACTATGAACCAAACAGATATTACTATTCCCTACCTGATTGGATAAGTTCTTTACAATACTCGTTTACAGAAGCAGAGTTATCTAACCTGCATCTTAACAATATAGAAAACGGATTCTTGCCAGTTGCTATGGTTAACTTCAATAATGGAGTTCCAGCACCTGAAGAAAGACAAACAATAGAAAGTTTATTAGAACAGAAGTTTACTGGTACTGCAAACGCTGGTAGATTTATGGTATCGTTTAACGATGATGCAATAAACAAACCTACAATAGACACACTACCTATTGAGAACTTACACGAGAAGTATCAGTATGTAGCTGAATATGCACAAGATAGAATACTTGTAGCACATAGAATCGTATCACCATTATTATTTGGTATTAGAACTGCTGCTAATGGATTCTCTTCACAATCAGAAGAAATGAAAACAGCTTACTCTATATTCCAAACAATGACAATACAACCATTCCAACAACTCCTTCTAAGAGGTATATACGAAGTATTACAAGAAGGTGGACATGGTACACACGATTTATACTTTGACCAATTAACACCACTTGTAATCTTATCAGATACGGCTGATGATACAGACCAATCAATAGAAGAAGTACAAGAAGATGTTAATGAATCAATGCAAGGAGATGAAACAACAGAAGAGAACTTCAATAAAGAAGATAACAACGAAGAAAATATCAGACGATTTTCCGATTTTGGTTTTACAAAAGCCTATGACGATATGACCGATATGGACTAAAAAACATTATATTATGGCATTTGGATTATTCATAACACGAAACGATATCATCAAGAACACACCATTAGGTGGAGCTATTGATGCCGATGCACTTCTACCTTTTGTTAGAACTGCACAAGAGAAATACATACTAAACTTATTAGGTACTGTTCTCTATAACAAGTTACAAGATGATATAGAAGCAGGTGATTCATTTACAGGCTATTATCAAACCTTAGTATCAGAGTATGTAAAACCTACTATCATTTGGTATAGTTGTGTAGAATACATACCATTTAGCTCAGTACAATTTAAGTCACAAGGTGCTGTAAAACACATTAGTGAACAATCAGTATCACCAGGTAAAAACGAAGTAGATTATCTGTTAAGTAAAGCCTTAGATAACGCAGGTTATTACTCAACAAGATTACAAGATTATTTAATAGCAAATTCATCAAACATACCAGAGTTCTTACAATCGGTTGGAGATAGTACACAAATCTATCCTGACCAATCTAATCAGTACTTTGGAGGAATTAATTTATAAGATATGGGAACACCATCACAAACACCAGCACAGTCTCAGATTGTAAATCAAGGTACTAACTTTACGTTATACTATAATACCTTGAATTACTTTAAGACTATTATGAAGAATCATCCACAGATTGCTCATGTAACGCAAGGAGATGTATTCTCAATAGATGATATGCAGTTTCCTGAATATCCTGTTGGTAATGTGCTGATACAAGATGCAACCTTTGGACAGAATACAACAGATTATAGAGTTCAGTTAATTGTTGCAGATAAACATAAAACATTAGAAAACGAAAGTAACCCTAGAACGAATAAACAATCTATTCCTTACTATGGTACTGATGATGTTGTTGATATACATGCTAATACGTTAGCAGCTATAAACGATTTAACATCATACACACAATATAAAGTAGAGGGGTTTGAAATCTTTGGTGATATAACTTGTGAACCATTCGTGGACCGGTTTGACAATGGGCTGGCCGGCTGGTCAGCAACATTCAATCTTACCTGTCACAATGATAAAAATCGTTGTATTTTTTTTTTGATAGCCCCTAGTGGTAGCTATTATAAATTAGAAGATTGTGAGTCTCAAGTAGAGTATAATGCTGTACTTGATTTTAGTGGTTCGATAGGACAGGTATTTAGTACTAAGTACACACCGAACCCAAGATATAATTTAACATCTTATGATTATCTAAGATGTTTTGAAATAAAAGAAGAGATAACAGGTAGAGATGATTGGGATTATTTCAATCTTCCTATCATAGCTCTTCCTTACGAGGATTATGAAACTTGTGAGAATTGTGAACTTTGGACAAATCCAAAAGTATGGAGTACCACACCTGAAAGATGGAATGGTGGCCATATAGATGAGGCATTAAGAAAGTGGCAGTACACTTAAAAAAAAGAATAACGATATGAGTAACTTAAGTAATTTATATATATCACAATCCTATAAAGGATTAATAAACCTTGCAGATTCAACTAAGGGAATAGATGAACAATCAGACTATGAACTTCAAGATGGATTAGGACAAGGTACAGGTGTTTCTATATTATCTGGCTCAGTACTTGTAGAAAATGATATTAGTTCATCAACACTTAATGGTGTTGGTAATGTAACCTCATATTCTGCATCTGTTGATTTAAGATTAGATGATTTAGAAGCAACAGCATCAGACCATGACCCAAGGGTAGATGCAATCGAAATTTATACATCTTCTCTAAAGGAGGCTTTTTCTGTTAGTGGTACTAACACACAATTCCTTGGAGATATATCAGTAAGTGGTTCTATATCGGCTTATGAACTGTTTGTAACAGTAGAATCAGCCTCTGTAATCTTATCAAGTGGTTCAAACCAACTAGGAGATGAACCATCAGATACACAAATCTTTAGTGGTTCTGTATATGTTCCTAACTTACATTACTTAGGTACAAGCTCAATAGATACAAATACAAGATTGAATTCAATAGTAGCAGATGCATTACCAAGTTCTTGGACTGGTTCTGTATTCTTACCATTTAGTTCATCAGTATCATCAGAGATAATAGCATTACAACAATTCTCTGCATCATTAGTATTAGATACTGCATCTTTTGCAGAATGGACAGGTTCAGTATTTGAACCATTTTCTCAATCAGTAGATGCAAGGATATTATCTAACGTTGCTGGTATAAATTATCTTTCATCATTTACTGGTTCTTATGCAACAACTGGTTCTAATCTCTTTAGAGGTAATCAGATAATAAGTGGAGCTGTAACAATACAAGATGTATCACCAACACCAGGTACTACATTTACAATTAAGACAGGTGGAGCATCTCCAGCATTACAAATAGATAATAATACATTAGCTGGTATTACTGGTACTGCAATTACACTTAATGGTAATAGTATTCATATTGGTGATAATACACAAACAGGTGATTATACACTTACAGGTGATAGTACACAAACAGGTGATAGTTTACAGACTGGAGATTCTATCATATCTGGCTCACAAGATATAACAGGAAGGTTAAACGTATTTGATTCAGCATCTATTGATGGTGGTTGGCACGTTACTGGTTCTTCTTTTTATAGTGGTTCAGTTAGAGGTAATGTACATTTTGTATCTTCATCAACAACAGCATCATCTGATTACACACATTCAATAGATGGTAATCTAGGTAACTTCTTTGATTTCTATCTTAAAGAAGGTGAGAATTATATAACACAACAAAACATTAAAGGTGGTGAAACCATTACAGTTAAATTAAATCAACCAAGTGGTTCACAACCAGAAAACTATGGAGAAGTAGTATGGGATACAGGTTCAATCAAGTTCCCATTTTTATCAACACCTCAAACTACTCAAGGTAATAATGCAATAGATGTATTAACTCTTGTATCATTTAGTACAGGTTCATTATTTGGAGTATTAGGTAAAAATTATTTATAACATATGTACATACCCAAACCAGCATTTGAGAACTGTTTAACATCTGAAATCTCTGCTAGTGGTGGAGATGTAATGTATGATTATATTACAGGCTCACAGATTAGAAGAGTACATTACTTTGGTAATACTACTGGCTCGCATGAGTTAGAAGTACATGAAGGATGTACTGATTCAACTCAGCTATTCTTAGTAGGAGGAGGTGGAGCTGGTGGATATGGAGAGAAGAGAACAGCTGGTTCGGGCGGCCCTTACTTCTTAGGACCACCATCCTCCTTTATAGGCTGTCTAAATACTGCTACCCAAACTGCGGGTGGTGGAGGAGCAGGTGGTGGTTTACTTATAAACCCTAATTTAGAACTAACAGGTTCTCTTGCACTAGTGCCAGGTAAGTATCCTATCTTTGTAGGTAATGGTGGAGATATAAGTGGTTCAGAAGGAGAAAATACAACATTCAGATATGCATACCAATTAGCTAATGATGCTGATTTACCATCAGGTTCTATATCATCTAGTAGATACGATTATGATTCTGTTTTCATCAAAGCTGGTGGAGGTGGTAATGGTGGTATAGTAGATTGGACAGTAACACTAGCAGGAAACTGTGGTATTACTGCAGGTACACCACATTGGTTTCAAAACGCAGGTGATGGAGGAGATGGAGGTTCTGGTGGTGGAGCTGCTAACACATATTGTGGTGATGCTGGATTATATGTAGGAGATAGTGGTTCAGTAGATTTCCCATTTAGGAATCAAGGAAAAGAAGGTATATGGTATTATACACCAGGTATAGATACACCTACTGTTCTCGAAGGTTGTGGTGGTGGAGGTATGTTATCTATAACAGGCTCAGAACCAACAGATGCACAAAATGTTGGTGGTTTAGGTAGATTCTTTGCTACAAGAGGATACAATCAAGATTATGGATTCGGTGGTAATGCACAAGGTGTAGATGATTGTGGTACACCAGATTTAGTAGAACCAGGTGATTCTAGAGATTTATTCCAATCAGAATATGATTCAGGTTCTCAGATGCGTTATTACAAAGGAAGTGGTGGACAAGCTTTCGTACAAGAATTTACTTCATCAATGACAGAAACATATCAACAAGATTACTTTAAGGGTGTATCTGGTGAAGCGATTATAACATATGCTCTTACAGGTTCACAATTAACAAATGGTAAGTTAACTTACATAGATGGTGGAGCAAGTGGTGGTATCTTTACATTTATACCTTGTGGTGAAGTAAGATTAGAAACTCTAACAGTACCTGCAGGAAAACAAGCTTGTATCTGTGCTATGGATACAGGTCAAGGATTATACAGAGGTGGTACTTACAATGATTATTGGTTTGATAACGTAGATTTACAAAACGTAACACAATCAGATTACGATTGGAAGCCAGAAAAGATGTTAGACCAAATGCCAAGTGGTAGTGGTACAGTAACGTTTACAACAGGTTCGGAATGTAATGCGTATGTACCATTCGAAGGATGGGAAGATTGTGGCCCTTGTAAAGAACAAGCACCAGCTGGTATATATGTAGGATTCGATATAAGTGGTTCTAGTGGTAGAACAATACCTTACCCATACTACAAGTATCCTGATGTGAATATAAACTATACATCATCACAAAACTATATTACATCTTCTCGATATAATAACCATGATTCAGAAAGTTACTTCCAAACTAGATTTGGTGCTTTCTCTAATGATTATGATGATGATGTACCTTTTAGTAACTTCCCTTACTCTGCATCATTTAATACAGATTACTCTACACAAAATGTAGATTTCGAAACTGGCTCACAATGTTTCACATACTATGATTGTGATAACTTAGCGTTTACACCTATTACTGCAAGTGGTGGTGAAACAGGTACATTTATTAGTGGTTCTGGTTTAGGTAATGAATTTATATACAAGTATCATATATTCACATCATCAGGTTCATCTAATGAATCATTCACTCGTTCATTCCAAGAGTTTAATGTAAGTAATGGATTCTCAGATGATGTAAACGTAGTTTCAATAGGACCAGGTGGACCAGGTGCTAAAGGTAGTGGTTCTTTTAACTCATTCGCATTCTTTGGTGGAGGTGGTGGAGCAGGACAAGTTAAGGTTGATAAGATAGAAACTATATGTAATCAATATTCATTAAAAGTAGCTCCTGGTTTTGCACAACCTTGGGGTACAGATAGTTCACCAACACCTGATGTATGGCAAGCTGCATATGGACAAACTATTGTAACAGAATCAAATGGACTGTACTATAATACAGTAGGTATGGGTGGTAGAGGTTCATCACCAGGTAACTATGCAGGTAATACTGGCTTTAATGATAGAAGTGGTTCTATTGGTGGTGGTGCAACATTCTTTAATCCTGGTGGGTTCGCATCAGGTTCTTGGAGTACACTATCTAACTTTGGTGGTGATGGATGGAGTGGCTCACTTACTCAAACAACTGGTTCTGCCGGTGGTGGTGGAGGTGCTGGAGAAAAAGGATTTGATGGTACAGTTGGTTCATCTGCTGATGGCGGAGATGGTGGAGCTGGTATGTTATTAAACTTAACAGGTCTAAACAGAAGATACGCAGGTGGTGGTGCAGGATTAGGACCAGGTGGACCTGGTAATGGAGGAGCAGGAGGTGGTGCTAATTCTGGCGATTTATCAACAGGTTCTGATTATGGTGCAGGTGGAGGAGCATGGGTAGGACCTACAACAAACTATACAACACCTTGGGGAGATACATATACATTAAATGGTAGAGGTTCAGATGGTGCAGTTATTATAAACTACAAATGGAAACCTAATGAATCACCAACAGGATATATTACTGTTAGAGGATTAGCACAGTACTACGATATGTATGACAAAGTGTCATATGATGGTACAGGTTCTCTTGTTTATAACTTATGGAAGAATGATAATACTGCATCTTTAGAAAACCCATTAGGATTCACATATGATGATGATAACTTAGATAGTGGTTCACTTCTAATAGAAACAGCATCGTTAAGACCTAACGTTGTACCTGATAGTGAACAAACTGACCAGATGACTGCAATGTGTGTATGGGAGATTAATGACCCTGTCTACAATTCAACATCTTCTTTATTACCAATATTAACAGATGAACAATTCGGTACATCATCAATTGGTATATATGCAGGTAATGATGAACTATATGGTGAAGCTGTAGTAATTAAAGTAGGTAATACATTAGTTACAACAGTAAGTGGTTCTGCAGCTGAGTTTATACCTAGGGGTGGATTCCATATATCTCAGTTCTCTTATAACCAAACAAGTAATGAATTACTTTGGTATGTAGATGGTGATAGTGGTAGTGCAGTTGTAAACGAAACAATAGATGATAAATCATTCTTACTTAGTTTTAACTCATCATCAGCTATAACTAATCCTGATGATAATCCTGTTTATCCTTCTCCATCTAATGCAACTCAATATAGAGTTAGTAAAACAGTTAGTGGTTCAGCTAATAGAGATTTTGATTTTGAATTTGTATATCCACAAACTCAACAAATCGTATCAAGAAGTGTTAATGAGTTCGATACTATAAGTTGGATATTTGCTTCAACAGAAATACCTATAATAACAAATGGTATAGGTAGTATAGAATCAGGTAGTGATGTACAGTACTATCCATCTGAATCTATCTACAATGGTAGAAGAGCATCATACGAATGGGAAAGATGGTATGATACTACATATGATAATAATTATGTTATTGATATGAGATATAATACAGGTCTTTGTGAATGGACTAATGAAGATGATAGGATTAATGCACCTACTAGTAAATCAACAACTAGTGCAGCACAAAACTCGTTCATACATTATACATGGCCAGTAACAGGTGGAGGAACAACTAAAGCACTAGATACTGATGTTACTCAATCATTCTTTGGATTTGGTGATTGTATAGTTAGACCACCAGTAGGTTTAGGTAATAACTCAGTATATAACATAACAGCAATATACACAGCATCACTTGATTGGGATGAAATGAGACATAGTGATGACTTCTTATACCCAAGATACTAATGGCAATTAGAGGAAAACAAAAATCATTAAAGGATGTAGCTAAGGTTTATAAAGATAAAGCCTTACAAGCTATCAATCCTGGTGTGCCTTATAAAGGATATAAAACAGGTTCATCTAAAGCTTACAAACAAGGTAGATTATTCGCAGGTGTTGCATCTGAGAATAGAATATCTAATATGTTTACCAAAGATAAGAAAGGTGATGTAGTGTTTACATTCAATGTATCACCTCGTTCAGCAACTTATGGTAAGTATGTACACTATGGTACATATAAGATGAAGAAGAGACCGTTTGCTGAGTTAGCTGCAGAATCACCTGAGTTCAAAAAAGCCCTTGATGATTACATAAACACTAATGTTGTTGAGGGTCAGTTAAATGCTTTCTTTGATAACATGAACGAACAGATGAGAAAGGCTGGAGTACAAGTAAGTACTTCGTAACATATATATCTAACGTCATTGGTTATATGTATAAAAACAAGATATAACTAATGGCGGTAACAATTATAAACTTTCCAGCTTCTGCTTCTTTAGTAGAATCACCTGTAATGTTTCAGATACAAGATACAACTGAGGCAACTACTAGTTCGTCTTTTCAGTTTGTTTGTGATTTATATACATGGCAAGGTGATATAACAACAGCTAAACCAAGCACACCATCATACATACTAAACAAGTTTCCTGTTTCTGATTATCAAGGACAACCAGGTACTATATTCGATATATCACCTATTCTTAGTTCTACTATGTCATCATCTCTCGCAGATGTATATCAAGGTACATTCGCTCAACCTATACACTTACCAAGATGGTACAGTGCAGAGTTCTATGGTAAATACTTAGATACAACTACACAACTGTATGTAACTACATCACATCAAGAAGTAAGTGGTTGGGGTAACTTTGTTGCATTAGATGGATTTAACCTATGGGGTGAGAGAACAGGTAATGCAGGTTTAACATCAGCAACACCATTTAGTGAATCAGTAGATAAGTATCCTATACTTAGTACTATACCTAATGGTGCTACTGCATCTCTAACAGATTTAACTGTACCTTATTACTTCTCTGTATATGCACTAAAAGATAACGCAACACAAGGACAAGTTTCTAAAGCTGTGATTACCAACGATGCAACACCTGCTAGTTCAACTTATACAATAGATTTAGATACAGTTGATTCATACACTACATCATCTAGGATTGCACCTAATACAACGATAGACCCTTATATGTTTGCTACAGCATCAGCTGATGGAGCTACTACTGTAACAATAGAGATACAAGATGCAAGTAACAACCCTATTGGTGACCAAGTTAATATTGATATATCACAATGTACTAAAGAATATCCTGCTGTTAGAATAGTATTCAAAAACAGATATGGTGCGTTTGACCAGTTTGAGTTTCCATTAGTTAGTAGAAAAGGATTTACTACTAATGTTAAATCATATAAACAAAACGCATTAGAAACACCATTATTTTCAACGTATGATACGTTCAAAGGAGAATCTCTTTACTTTACAGATGCACAAGAAACTCTTCTTGTTAACACAGATTATGTAAGTGAAAAGTTTAATGAATTCTTTAAGGGATTATTGGTAAGTGATGAGATATACTTAGTACAACCTAAATCAGCTGAAACAGCTGGAGAAGATGGATTAGGAGCTACGTTCTTACCACTAGTACTAACTAACAATGCACTACAATTAAAAACTGGCGTTGTTGATAAATTAATACAATATACATTTGAGTTTAGATTCTCAACACCTTATAAACTAACTTTATAATGACTAACTATTTTTTTAGAGTAATAGCGAATGGCACCGAGTTAGATACCTTCAATGATGAAGAAGTAACGGTATCTAATAACTCGACTGGTTTATTTGATATAGATAAACTTCCCTCTGATTTTACAAGAGAGTTAACGTTACCAGGTTCTAATAAGAACAATGCGTTCTTTCAACACTCTTACGATATTGACATCGATACACCTTATTTGTTTCAAGAATCGCAAAAAGTAGAGTGTTATATTGATATAAGTGGATATCTACTAGTACAAGGATACTTGCAACTTAACAGTATTAACGTTGTAAATAATGAAGTAGAATCATATGAGATATCTTTATTTGGTTCACTTAGTAACTTTAGTAGAGATTTATCCCAAAACTTCTTAACTGATATTGGAGGTTTAGATATATACAATCATACTGCTTCTTATGATAACATTACAGATTCATGGGAACATAACTTATTTAGTGGTGATATTGTTTATCCACTTGTAGATTATGGTAAAGGATTCTTTTATCAATCAGCTGCAATGCCAGGTCAATATGGTATTGATACAGTAAATGGAGCAGTATCAGTTCAAGATTTCAAACCATCTATTCGTGTAAAAGCAGTATTAGATAAAATGTTTGAAGAGTTTGGATATACATACACTTCATCATTCTTTGATTCTGATTTCTTCCAAAACGTTTATATGATTTGTGATAGAGGTAAACAATATCCAATCTTTGATGATATTGATTTAGAAACATATGGTAAAGTAAAGATAACACCAACTAGTGGTTCTAGTTCTGATTTTGTTCTTAATACATCTACATACACACAGTTAGTATTTGATACAATAGATTCAGACCCATCGTTTGTAATGAATAGTGGTTCTGTATATACATTAGCACAGAAAGATGTACTTAGTGGTAATATAAAACTACAAATGACTATATCAGGTTCTGCTACAGGTTCAATAGGACATCCACAACTAGATGTTATAATGGATGATGGTAGTACTGAACAAGGAATAGATATAGATGAGATAAACAAGTTCTTAAGAGAAACATATTCACAATTACAAGCGATAGGAGAGAAATCATATACGTTAGAAGAAACTTGGATAAACACAACTACTACTACAATAAATGCTGGTAACTATCAGTTCAAAGCAAAATACAGTATTACAGGTAGTGGTGATTTTGATATAACCATAGCTAAAGATGGTAATACAGAATCGTTTATAGAGGTAAATGAGTTAAGGTTTGTAGCTGATAATAGGATAATGGAGATACCACAAAATATGCCTTTTGGTGATAGTGGTATTAAATGTATAGATTTCTTAAAAGGTTTACAAAAAAAATACAACCTTGTAATTACACCATCTAAAAGAAACGTAAATCAGTTTGAGATAGAAACGTTTAATACTTGGTATAAATCAGGTAATACACAAGACCTAACACAGTTTATCAAAATGGATAAAACTCTTTCAGTTATACCA